AATATGGATGATCTGGATCATTTCGTTGTTCATAGTCATCTTTCATTTCTGGTTCATCTTCTGTTTCTTCTTGTTCTTCTTCCACTACTTGTCCCAGTTTTTTGCGGCATTAAAGTTTTGCATTGAAAATTCCATTCGATCAACTAACTTAACTGCTCCGCCTTTAAGTGTGTCTATCGCAACAAATCCTTCTGGAGCAGTTACTCTATATCCTGTAGATGTTCTCATCAATGTTTTTATTCCCTTGACCTTCTCCAACTGACGAATAATTATCAGTTTTGCTTCAATAAGTAAATTTTGCATTGCAAATATCTTAACAATTTCACTTGAATTCTTCCTAAGAAACCCCACATATCTGTCCATCACATCTTTTTTGTTTTTCTTTGTCTCTTCTCTTTTTACTTTATCAATCTCTGCTTTCAACTTGTCATATACAAATGCAATCAATCCTGCTGTATGTCTCTTCACATCCTTAATGGGTTCTCCTTGTCTTACCATCTTATTAGTATATGCCTTTACAAGTTCACTTGTTTGGTCATCATCTGCGATCATTCCCAAAACATTAGAATTTAACTGTTGGAATAATTTTCCGGCTTTACTTAGTATTGCTGTAACATCTGTAGTTTGTTTCTTTGTCATAGTAGCACTTCCAGATTGATCTTCAAATGATGCATCTGCTTGCCATACTGAACTAGTTTCACTAAATGCGCCTGAACTTACACCAAAAGAGGCGGTCATGTCCTCCATCGTATCGCCACTATAAGTGGTATGCCATACGATTCCCATATTAGAGGACAAGATTTTCGCCGCCAATTTAGACTTTACAGGTATTGCATAAACGATTGTATTTGGTTGAAAAGTAATATAAGGTTCGTTATCAATCGTTTCTCTCTGTAAATCATCTGCTGTATACATCATGTCACCCTGTAAAACACCTTTTATGTTTACTTTGGATAACTCGTTGAATGCAACTTTAAGTTTTGATGCTAACCCTCCAGAATGATTTGTAGTTATGTCTGCTTCATTATAATTTATCTTTGCGTTCTTGGCGAATACTCCTTTTGTTCCTACGAAAAATTTATCATTCTCTGGATTATAGCCGGCGAACACCGCTGGTGCTCCGTCCCATTTTACGGTTACGTTAACAGAGGAATCAGAGTTTCCGGCTAACATATCTCTTAGACCTTGAAGGAAATTTAATGCTCCTCTTGTTCCAGCTACCCCATGATTTAACACCTCATCTTCAAGGTGCTCCATGTGGAGGTTCTTTTGTTCAGTTAAAAATGAGGAGAATGCAAACATTTAATCCCCAAACATTTCGGAATAATCATCAACGTGCATTATAGCTTTTGATGATGTATCAGGATTCCCATACATTTGAAGATTTCTCCATCTAAAATAAATTTCTATTTCCATAACATCTACAGGCTCTTGACCTTTTGTTGCTGCCATTAACACAAAAGTATATCCTGCGCCCACCTTTTTTGTTTCATACGTAAGATCAATCTTGTCAATTTTAGAATCAAATTGATCTTTTGAAGGTACAAGTTTTATATCTTTTCCACCCTTTGAAGCATACCACATAGGCATTGCGCCGACACTAATTTGTTCTTCAAATAAAGCTGCTAAACCATCTTGTATATTTTCTTTCTTATCATCAAAATACCTTGCAAAAATTTTGTCTGCCATAATATTATTTCTTTGATCCATCCAACCTTTTACGGATGGGGAACTGGTAGAATGCGCTACAATTTTAGGACATAGGCGTTTAAACATGTGACCTTGTTTGTGATTTTGATCGTATGATGTTTCTTTTCCCCCTTTTTTGTACAATAAATCATGAAACAATTGTTGCTCATCTTCTTTCAAATTTAATTTTTGATATTCTGACCATGAAAGAGTATGATTTTTTGTTAAAGTTTTAAAAAGTTCATCCGCCTCATCTCTCCATAATCTGTTTTGTACCGGATCATTCCCTCCCTCACCTTTCTTATCTGGTTTTACGAACCTGCCAAGCGGATAAGTTCTTAATGCCTCAACGACTACAGAACACCATTGGCCTGTCATATAATCCCACATATCTGCATAATCTTTATGTAAGTCCTTCATTAAATTTACTGTTCCTAACAATTTATTTGCTACTACATTAGCAGATAAATTTTTAAACTGGCCTTCACCATATTTTAATGATATTCCTGCTCCATTATATGCAATATCTGCGGCACCATAGTCTGAGAGAGAATTAGTTGGACCAGTCCACAATACAGGTCCCAGAGCTGAAGAAGGCTTACCGACTCTCGCGACCAATTTTGCAGCCAATGCAATTGCATCGGCTTTTATTGCTGGTCCTTTATTTGCTTCCCAAAATTCTTTTGTCGCTTGGGGCGAGACAATATTTCCATCATCATCTACCGTATTATCTATAAACCTAAATTGTTTCTCACTTTCTATTGGTATAGTACTATTACTAGCCGAATATGCTTTGATAGTACCGTCTCTAAAATATGGATAAATATCTGCACCTCTAAATATTCCTGCTGCTCCTTGAGGATAAAAACACGCAATTCCACATATCACTTCATGCCAAAAGACTGTATGAGAAGTGTCTCCCTTTTTTTCTTGAATAAAGGTCAATAAGGACTTCATTAATTCCTCCTAATTAGAATAGAGTTTACTGATATATTTATAATAACTAACTATCTTAAGCCGGCTCTGGATCTGGAAATGGTGGTAATTCACCTTCATATCTTTTTTTTAGAACTTCATGTGTAAAAACATCTTTATGAAGTTCGTGCCAACCTTCACACGTATCTTCTTCTACTGGAGCACAATAAAATGTCCCAGCTGGATCTTCCATAACGTAGATCATTTGTCTGTCAAAAATATCACTTTTGTCCGTAATGAATAGGACATGTACCATCGTTCCCTTTTCAGGGTTGATGTAATAGCAATCGGGTTCGAATGCTTTGAGGGTGGGAGCAGATAAGGTTTTATAATATTCTTCCCTATCTTCTTTTCTTTGTTTTTTATATTCTTCTAAATTGATTACGTTTTCATTCTCCAAACTTAAACTCCCCAAAATCTTTTTTGTTTTTCATTTTTCCACCGGTGGCAATGTCAAATGATGGAGTATCCTGTTTTTCTTCTTTACCAGTATCAACTAGTCCAGATTGTGACAACTCTCCCAAATCGGAAAGTCTCATTTTAGCTCTATCGACTCCTACTAAAAATTTCTTATTAGAAGTAATATCACTATATCGATTTTTTAGCTGTTTGATTAACATCTGTCCTGCTTCTTCTAAGTTTTCATTACTAATAAGAGCAAACATAAAATCAGCAGTTGCGGGAAGTCCAAAACTCTCACTAGTATCTTCAAGACCAACATCTGTATTTTGAAAACCTTGCCTATTCGTTTGGGTAGCCGACAAAATAGGAACATCAAACTCTACTGCCAATCCTCTAAGTTCTTCTGCTATAGATTTAATATAACTGTAAGAGTTTACATATTGACCTGGTCTAATTCTTGAAGAAGAACATATATTAATATAATCAACGAGAATCATATCTGGTTTGAAATTTCTCTTGAGATTTAGTTCATTCAATAACGATCTGAAATGATTTGTACTAGCCGCGGCTGTAGGATATTCCTTGATAATCAATCTGCCTTTAACCGTACTCTTAAGGTCTTCTATTTTCTTTTGATACATCTTTTTCGGTAAACTTACTAAATCATCTAATTTAATATTCAACAAGTTTGCGTCTATTCTTTCTGCGATTCGTTCTTCTGCCATCTCTAATGTAATATACAAAACATTATTGCCCTGTGATAGAGCACTAGAACTAACATGACACATAAACAGAGATTTACCAACACCTGTTCCTGCGAGAGCAATATTTAAAGTTTTAGAAGATAGACCACCTTGTGTTATCTTGTTGAAGTATTCAAGGTCAAATGGGATTTTCTTTTCAGTTTTGTGATAAAATAAATAACGATCATCAGAGTCCAAAAGGTAATCGTGGCCCACGTGAGGATCAAAGCTAACAGACAAAGCATCGGTAAGGAGCTCAGGAATAGCACCTTTGTCATCCTTAGATTTTTCGGGTTCATCCAATATTTTAATTGAGTGAACAACGGCATTGTATATTGCTTTGTCTTGACAGAATTTTTCTGTTGTTTCCAATAACCATTGAATATCTGATTTTTCATCTTTTTGCCCCTCCAAATGGGTTAATAATTCTGTTACGTTTTCAAATTCCTCATCCTTCAATGGAGTATTATCTAACTCAATAACTAACGCCTCTTTAGTGGGCAAATTATTATACTTGTTGATGAATAGATCTACTTGCTCATATAATAATTTATCTGTATGTTCTAAAAAATAATCTTTTTTTAAAAATGGTAATACTTTTCTAGAATATTCTTCATTATGTAATAGATTCTTTAATATTATTGTCTCTATCCGCTGCTGCATGTTTGTCCATTTGTTTTTGTATTATTTCTATTATCCATTCCCCCAATTTCTTTTCAAATTCCTTACCTTCTTCATTAGTAATTTCATGCTCTATATCAAGTGGGGGTACTTCAATTTCATATTCATATTGACAAGCTATGTCATCGCCTGACAATTCTTGTTCTACTAATTTAAATGTTGTATATCTAATTACTGCACCATCAAACGGCGAATCATCTTGCACTAATATACACAATGATTTATCTTCTGGATCATTTGGATTAGAACATTCTCTGTAGGGGTCTTCTCCTGTTTCAAAGTATGGATCATTTAATGTAGTCCTTAAATCCGTATCAGATTTATTACCTTCTTTAAAAAATTCTCCTTTATTCTTTTTTGGCATCCGCTACCTCACTTTCTTCATCAAATCCACCATAAAGAAAAACTTTCTTGGCATGATCATTTAACTTATCAAGGATTTCTGGTGTAAAATATTTTTCGGGATCATTTAAAATTGCCTTACCAAATACCTTAGAACCATCTGGCATTTCATATCTTGTAGATACTTTGGTAAAGATTCCTGCATCTTCTGCTAACTCAATGAGTCCATAATACCTATTCAACCCCTGATCATATCGTAAAAGAACATCAACCTTTTTGTTCTCTTTAGTCAATCTCGATTTGAAATTTTTACAATGAATTACATTTCCTACAACATCAGTTCCCTCTTTTTCTTTTCTCTTGGAAAGGAATATAATAGTTGAAGCGGCATATTGTAAACCACTACCTCCACCCATAACTTTTTGTGGAAACATTGTACCCATCTGGTCATATGTATGATTGGTCACTAGTAAA